CATGCTAGAGGAACTTTTTTTTATTCTTTAGATGAACCAATATTTGTATTTGAAGAAATACAAAGTGCTGCTGTACAAAAAAATACAGTTGCTACTAAAGAAAATGCTAGTAGAAAATATCAAAACAAACCACAAAAACCTCCAAAAGATAAAAACTATATTCTTTTTTTAGAAGATATATATGCTGAAAATTTAAATGAAGGAATTGTAGATATATTAAATGTTGCATCTCCTATTATAGGAGATGATTTACCTTTTAATAAAAATTATCTTTTATTATTAAAAAATAAAAATAACGGTAAAGATTTTGATACAGTTTCAGATTATACTGAAGCTATGACTATTATAGACAAAACAAATGAAGAAATAGTAAAAGATTTTGCAAAATTAAAATCAGATTATCAAAATGATAATATAAATTTAGATGGGGTTGCAGAAACTTTAGCAAATAAATATAATATAGATAAAGATAAACTTTTAAAATTTGATAATCAAGCTCCTGAAATAGATTATGAAATATTACTTTCAAATTTTATAAAAGAATTTATTTATGATGAAAAAAAAATAAATGTCGATCAATTCAATGACCAAGATATTTATGATCTTGTTTCTGGTGCAGATTATGCGATAAAAGACTATCTTGCTTCTAAAGAAAATCTTGTTCCTTTAAATTTAAATAGTTCTGTTAGGGTTGCTTTACTTTCTGCAATGAAAGAAGCTAAAAAACGTGGGGTTAACAAATTATATATACCTAGTGTAGATGACATTAGGGCTGCTGATAGGACTGGACTTTCAGAAAAAGCTGCAGAAAGAACTTATAAAAATGCTACTAATTCTGTATTAAAAAAATTAAATTCTGAAACAGAGGGTAAAATAAAATATCAACAAGTAGCTTCATTTAAAGGGTTAGAATTTAAATTAAAAAAACCTTTAATAGAAATAGATATTACAGATTTTGATATAAATAAAAATACACAATTTAGATTTGCTGAAGGAGGCTCAGTAAAAGATATGGATAAACAAATGGAAATGATGTTTGAAGAGGGGGGCATTGCAGATGATGGAATGACTCAAGACCCTGTATCAGGCAATGAAATACCACCCGGATCACTAGCCGAAGAAGTTAGAGATGATATACCTGCCCAGTTATCTGATGGTGAATATGTAGTTCCTGCAGATGTTGTAAGATTTTATGGTGTAAAGTTTTTTGAAGATCTTAGAACAAAAGCTAAAAAAGGACTTGCACAAATGGAAGAAGATGGTAGAATAGGTGGAGAACCTATTCAAGCTGAAGTAGCCTCTATATCTGATGAAGAGTTAGAAAAAATTATTCAAGAAGAAATGGCAGCAATACAACAACCTGTTCAGATGCAAGAAGGGGGTTTAGCTGAATTAAACAAGCCCACAAATTTAGTAGGTATAAATGAAAGAGGGGTGCAATCTGTAGCTTATATTAATCCTCAAACAGGAGATATTTTATATTTTATTTTTGTTGATGGAAAAATAACTCCTCCCGGAACTGCCATACCAAAAGGATATGTAAAACAATCTGCTTACGATCCAAATGTCCCTACAACCCCTAAAAAACCAGAGTCAGAAACTCCTAAAGATGATGATGATGATGGTCCAGATAAAGATCTCCCAGAAGCAGAAGGGTTAGGAGATTTTTTTGATGATGCTGCTACTTGGTCAAGTGGCACTAGTTGGTCAGATGGATTACTTGCTGATTCAACTAAAGGACAAAGAGGAGGAAAAATTGTTGGTGGATTAGCTGCAGCAATAAATCCTGTTGCAGGGTTAACAATAGGAGTCGCAACAAAACTTCAACCACAAGAGGCTATTTCTAAAGTTAGAGCTAAGGCTTTAATTTTAAGAGCACAAGGTAAACCAGAAGAAGCAAAAGTTTTAGAAGATTCAGTAGATAAATTTGCACAAACTCAAGGGGCATTTATGGATAATCTTGATGAAACTATTGCTCCCGGAAGAATGAGGGCTAATGAGTTATTACAAAAATTAGGTTTGCCAACATTAAAAATGGGACTGGGTGAAGATGGTTTAAAAGCTGCAGCAGATGCACTATCTAAAGATGACAAGAACGTAAGTGCTATTACTAGATTTATTAATAGTCTTTCTAAACCTACACCTACAACTACAACTAAAGATACAACTAAAGAGGATGAGGATGATGATGGACCATCTGCTGCTCAAATTTTAAATAAAAAAATGCAAGATGAAAGGAGAAAAAAAGTTCAACAAGATCAAACAGGTGGTAGAAGTTTTACTTCTGGAACAGGAGGCACACAACCAGATAAATCTACTACTGCAGATTCAGGAGCAGGTGCTTCTGGTTATGGTGGATATACAGGAACTCCCGGAGGACGTAACAAAGGTGGTTTAATGCAAAGAAAAAAGTAAAGAAAAAATAATAAGGCTACTCAGCTACGGCTGACCCCAATATAAAAAGGAAAATAATATGCCAGAACTAACAGAAATAGAAACCCCAAAAACATCAGGATTTGTTGATCGGGGATATAACTACGAAAACAAACGTAAACGTATGGAACAAGAAGAAGAGGAGATAAAACGTCTTGAAGCCGAACAACGTGGTGAACTTGAATCCAGTACAGAACAACAACAAGAAGAAGCTGCCGAAAAGGAAGAGGCCGATACAGAAGTTAAAGAAGAGGCGTTATCTGCAGAAGAAAAATCTTTTAAAAAACGTTATGGTGATCTAAGAAGACACGTACAAAATAAAGAAAAAGAATGGGAAGAAAAATTTAAAACTCTTGAAGATCGTCTTAAAAAAGAAAATATTGTCCCACCTAAATCAGATGAAGATATTGAACAATGGGCTAAACAATACCCAGACGTTGCAGGAATTGTAGAAACTATTGCTGCTAAGAAAGCACAAGAAATGTTTTCTAAAGCTGAAGAGAGACTACAGAAGATAGATGAAGAACAATTTGAGGCTGTAAAAAGCAAAGCAGAAGATATGATTAGAAAGTCTCACTCTGACTTTGATCAACTAAGAGAATCAGATACATTTCATAATTGGGTAGAAGAACAACCTAAATGGGTACAAGATGCTCTTTATGAAAACTCTGATGATGCAGCTTCTGTTATTAGAGTTATTGATTTATATAAAGTTGATAATGGTCTTACTAAAAGTGACTATGCAGAAAAACGTAAGGCTGCAGCAAAGAGTATAAAGAAATCTTCTAAAACAAAAGTAGATGCAACTGAGTCTTCTGATATGATTAAAGAGTCAGATGTTGCAAAAATGTCTACAAAAGAATTTGAAGAAAAGCAAGATGAAATTACCAAAGCCATGAGGTCAGGTAAATTTATCTACGATATGTCGGGCAAAGCCCGATAAAAGTGTTGACAAATTAATTTTTGTCAATATAACTATGCATACAATGTAAGAGCCTCTTTTAGACTACCTCTATATTGTATTATAAAGTCTAAACAAAAAGAAGACCTACCTAAATAAGTATAGGCCCATTTGTTTTAAACTGGCGAGTTTATCTCATTTGCACCCTAGAAAATATTTAGCCTCTACTATAACTGTTTAGCTTTCTTAAAGCCAAACATAACATAGGAGGACTTTCCAATGGCTTTTCAAACGTCAGCAGGTTATGGCAATCTTCCAAACGGAAACTTTTCTGCCGTAATCTACTCCAAAAAGGTGCAACTTGCATTTCGTAAGAGCACTGTAGTAGGAGACATTACTAACTCTGATTATTTTGGGGAGATTTCTGCCCAAGGTGATACAGTGAAAATTATCAAAGAACCCGAAATCTCTGTGCAAGCCTATGCCAGAGGTACACAGGTGTCAGCCCAAGATCTTGATGATGAGGACTTTTCACTCGTAATCGACAAGAGTAACTATTTTGCTTTTAAGATTGACGATATTGAAGAAGCCCATAGCCACATCAATTTTATGGACTTGGCAACTGATCGGGCAGCTTATCGTCTTGCTGATAACCATGACCAAGAGGTTCTAGGTTATATGGCAGGGTATAAGCAAACAGCTTTGCACTCTGCTGCAGGTACAGTTAATGATGTTGTTAATGGTACTAAAGCAGTAACAACTGCAGGTTCTGATGAATTGTTGACATCAATGAAACTCCGCAAGGATTCATTTAGCAACATTACAACAGGTTCTGCAGGGGATCACTCAATCCCACTAGCAGTACGTTTGCCCGGTGCAACGTCACTGCCAACAGCTACGGCATCACCACTACAGGTTGTTGCTCGTATGGCTCGTCTTTTAGATCAACAACAAGTTGATACTCAAGGACGTTGGCTGGTAATCGACCCAGTGTTTATGGAACTACTTCGTGATGAAGACTCACGTTTCATGCACGCAGATTACGGTGAGTCAGGTGGTATTCGTAATGGTCTTACCATCAATAACTTTCATGGATTCCGTTTGTATTCCTCTTCAAACCTACCATCAGTAGGTACTGGACCGGGTACATCTGGATCAGCAAACCAAAACTCTAACTTTGGTGTGTTGGTTGCTGGACATGATAGTGCTGTTGCAACTGCAGAGCAGATCAACAAAACTGAAACGTATCGTGACCCTGACAGCTTTGCTGACATTGTTCGTGGTATGCATCTATACGGCAGAAAGATTCTTCGTCCAGAAGCAATCGTAACTGCTAAGTATAACGTAGCATAAGGGAGATA